GAGTGCCCATCCCGATCGGTCAGTGGAGGATCATGAGGGATGGCTAGAGGCTAATCCGATCATCGGTCATGGGAAGCTCACCGTGGAACGTCTGCAGCAGCTGCACGCGAAGTACAAAGAGGCAGGAGAGCTTGCCATCTTCGAAACCGAACACCTGTGCCGGTGGGTCCGCAGCATGCGTCCCCGCCTAGTGCAGCAGGAGTACTGGCTGCGCTGCAGAGGCAAGGTCGAGTGGCCGCCTGCACGTCCCATCCTGGGCGTGAACGTGGATGCTAACGGCACACGTGCCAGTGCTGCTCTGGCATGGATGCAGTCAGATGGGAAGGTGGCTGTAACCGTGATCGGAGACGTGAGCGGCGATCCCGTGGACGTGACAAGGTTCGGGGTAGAGCTCCAAGAGAAGGCTGCTGAGCTCGGATGGGACCAAGTAGCCTTTGATCCGTGGACCGATCAGCACTTGGCAAGGCACTTTGCGAACGTCAAAGCGGTGCAAGGATCGGAGTACGCCAATGCCAGTGAGCGTTTCGTTCGTCTGATCGAGACCGGAGGGCTTGTCAGTCAGTGGGCTGATGCGATCAGCGATCAGCTTCCGCACGCTTCCAGACGTGAGACGAGCTCCGATTCATGGATGGCCGAGAAGGGCACTGTGCCGATCACTGCCGTCCTGGCTGCGATTCGTGCCGTGTGGCTAGCTGCTAATCCTCGTCTGTCAGTGGGTGAGATATACTGAGCGTGGATATCTGTTGACTTCACGCACCGGGGAGCGTGGGCGTTTCAGCGAGCTTCTGCCGTTTCTGTTATAATCCGTATATATCGCAGTAGGAGTAATCTGCTGATGTTCCCGGGACTTGCCCCGCACTCTCCCTCCCTGACTAAGGATGGTAAGCGCTGCTCGCTGTGCGCTAGGCTTGTGGCTATCTGCCGCTTGTACTGCTCTAAGTGCGGAGCGCATAAGACGCAGCATCATCCGCGCACAGGTGCCTGCCCGCCCTGACCCGTTGCCGGGGTACTCCGCAAGGGGCTTCCGTCCGTGTGGTATAAGAAACCGTGCCTAACTTCCTGAAGCATTCCATTCTTCAGACGCGAGCAATTGACTCTTTCACGGACTACCCCGGACTCACTGAGCAGCTTCTAGCCATTCAGGGTTTACGGGTACAGGCATGGAATCCGCCTTCTGTCCGTGAAGCTCTGAGCTTCCCTGCCGTGTTCCGTGCAGTGAGCATGATCGCTGCTCTCATCGGGAGCCTTACACTGGAGGCATACCGCAACGGTCAGAAGATGACCGATGCTCCTGCCCTCGTGAAGCGTCCTGGAGTCTTTTCTACTCCACGTGATTTCTTCCGGGACGTGGGCTGGAACGCTGCCAGCTATGGCGAGTGGATATGGTGGATCGTGGACAGAGACGAATTCGGCATGGCCCGTCGCCTTCTGAATTTGCCTCTCGGACAGGTACAGGTAACGAAGGACACAGCCTTTCCGCTGATGCTCCGCTACCGCTACCGGGATACTGAGATTCCCGCCTCTGATATCTACCACGGGACGGTATTCCGGGAGCCGGGAAGTGATCGCGGTATCGGTCCTCTCCAGCTTTGCGGGGCTGCTTTGTCGGCAGCGGTGGAAGCTGATCAGTGGGCAGCTAGGTTCTTCAAACGCGGTGGAGCTCCTAGCGTGAACCTGGACTCTCCTGTGAAAATGACTGCCACGGAGTCTGAGAATGCCGTGGAGCAGTGGCTGAAGCGTGAGGGGAATGAGGTTCGGGTAACGTCTGGCGGTATTACGGCAAAGCCTTTCAACGTGGACCCTGAGAGCGCTCAGCTGCTCCAGTCCCGGCAGTATTCAGCAGCAGCTGTGGCAACGATGTTCGGTATGGATGCAGACCTGCTGAACGCTGCTGTAAGCGGGCAGTCTCTGACGTATCAGAACGTGGGGCAGAGGTTCGATAACTTCATCCGTTCTACGCTCTCGCCTAACTACCTGGAGCCTATCGAGCACGGTATCTCTGAGCTTCTGACCCGGACCACTGTTGCTCGATTCTCTCTCGGCTCTCTGCTGCGAGCGGATGTAAAAACGCAGGCAGAGGTTTACAGTGTGCTAATCTCTGCTGGAATGGCTGAGCCAGAGGCACGTAAACTTGCGGGGATTGACACTTATACTGATACTTTGCCTGTTCCGGCTCCTGGTCCTGTACCCGCTGTGGTCACTAGGGAATTAGTCCGTGGCTAGACGTTTCGTGATCCGTAGGACGCAAGCGGAAGTGGACGCTGAGACTCGTGCTGCACGTAAGCCACAGACGAGGGCAGAGCTACAGGCTGCTGCTAGGGAAGCGGGAATCAGTAATCTCCGTCAGTCAAATGAGAGGCTACAAGCAGCGTTGCAAGCTCTGAAGGATTCTCATGACCGCTAACGAGCTCACTACAACTGGAGAGGTGCAGTCCTTTGACGAAGAGAAGCGGGAGCTCTACGTAAGGGTTCTGCCGTTCGGGGTTCCAGTCTCTACGCAGCGCGGCACGGAGGAATTCCAGAAGGGTTCTTTCGCTGGCATTGACGCTAGTAGATTCGTCCTCCGACAGAGGCATCAGGACCCTCCTACGGGTCGTGGCGTGGAGCTAGAAGAGCAGGACGATTACCTCTTGATGAGGCTTCGCGTGGCTCGTACTCAGGCAGGGGACGAGCAGATTGCTCTGTACAAGGACGGAGTAGAGACTGGCGTATCGGTGGGCTTTGAGGATGGAGACTTTGAGAAGGTCCCTACTGCCTCTGGCCGCTATCACTACAATCACAAGCGAGTGAAGGAAGATGGGGTACTGGAAGTTTCCACTACCTATCGTCCTGCTTTCGGAGACCATTCACAGGTTCTGCAGTACCTAGAGAGGAACGAAATGGCGGAAGAGACTCAGACGGCAGAGGCGGCGGCTGTCTCTCCGTCAAATGGCGGGCAGATGGTGACACCTGATCAGCTTCATGAATTTCAGCAAGCCATGCTTACGCAGCTGGAAGATATCCGGGAGCGGCAGCAGGCTATGAACGTCCTCGCTCCAGAACCTGAGCAGAAGAATGCCCTCGTCCGTGAGGTTGTTCTAAACGTCCGTGAGCTCGCAGAAGTGATCACTACGGACAATCTGGGCGTGGTCCCGGATGTTCTGAGCAGTGAGATGCTTGGAGCCATCGCTACCGGGCGTCCCTTCATGAATAGCACACGGCAGGTTCCTGCTCCTGCGGCGGGTCTCAGCTTGCTCCTGCCGAAGATTACTCAGCGCCCCACTGTCGCTACTCAGGCAGCAGAGAAGGACGAGCTCTCGTCTCAGGCAACCGTGATTAGTACGGTTGACTTCAACATGATCACGAAGGGCGGCGCTGGAGACCTCTCCATGCAGCTTATCCGCCGCTCGTCTCCTGAATTCCTGGGGCTGTGGCTGGAGCTCCTGGGGCAGGCATACGCTGCCAACAGTGAGGACGGCGCTGTGGATGCGCTGCTTGCCACCACGGAATCCGCAGGCGGTATCTTCGATCCTGCCGCTCCGGAGTTTGGTGCAGCGTTCGCTAACAGTGTGGCGGCTACCGGAAACACTCTCGTCCCTGATCGTATCTGGCTCTCCACGGCTGCTCTCGTGGCATTCATGGACGCTAAGGTGCCTTCAGGTGGCGGCGGTACTCCCTTCTATCCGGGTCTCGGTGGCGTCAGTGGGCTGATGAATGGTGGCTCGTCTGAGCTCGGCATTCAGCTTCAGCCAGTCTGGGTTCCGGCTCTTGACGATGAGGCGGTGGACCTGATCATTGGTCCTAGCCGTGGCTTCCTGTGGGCAGAGGACGGTACCTATACCCTTCAGGCAGACGTTCCTGGGAAGTTTGGACGGGACGTGGGCCTTGCTGGAATGCTGTGGTACGCGCCGATCTACCCGCTCGCATTCACGAGCTACACGCTCCCGGCATCCTGAGCAGGACGGGGCGGTCCTGATGGCAGCATGGCCGACAGTGGCAGAGGTAAAGCAGATTCTCGGAGTCAATACTGACGCTAGAGATTCTGTGATCACTGCTGCTGTCGGCGCTGCTATCGAGCAGGTGGCTGTGGACCTGGGATACCTTCAGGTCGCAGTAGAAGAGACAAGCGGGGTATTCACTCTGGAAGCTGTGACTCCCGCTGCCTATGCAGAGGACGAGGAAGCTACGCCAGAGGAAGTGACTCCTAGCTACTCAATCTCTCAGGCTGCCCTGATCCTGTCTGTACAGGTTGTGAAGGCTCCTGATCAGCCCTACGGGGTAGCGGCAGTCTTTGACACTGGAGGGCTACAGATAGCCTCAGAGCATCCCACCTATACACAGATGCTGCTAGGGGAACGACTCTCTCTAGGGTTCGGCTGATGGCTACTCCCTGGGCAGCCTTTGCGGAGTATGCAGAGACTGTCGTTCCTGAGGACGTGAATGTCTATTCCACAGCTACCGATAAGCTTGTGGCTCCTGCCCTGGTCATTAGACCTGATGAGCCGTGGCGTACACCGGATCGCTACTGTGCCGATCTTCAGCGTTACGTGGCTGTGGCTGTGGTGACTGCCAGTACTCCGCAGGATGGGACAGACAAGCTGTACGCCATACACTCTGCTCTCATGGCAAGCCTACCGGACGGATGGGCCTTTGTGTCTGTCTCTGGCATCGTTGTCAACGAAAGTCTGGGCACTCCGCTGCTCGCATCCGCGCTAAGATTGTCCTACCGCAACAATGGAGAGGAATCATGACGGCTCCGATCATCGTCTATCGTCCACTGCTCCACCTTCAGCCCCTGGACGCAGCCGGGGCGGATGATGGTGCAGCCGTGGACGTGTCCTGCGATATGGCAAGCGTGGAGCTCACGCCAGACACTCCCGTAACGGAAGTGGAAAACTTCTGTGGGAAGTACACCATCCCCGATGAAATCAGCGTGGAAGCTACTTTCGAATACGTGGTGAATGAGGACACCTACGCCAACTGGAGCGCCCTTGTCGGCAAGAGGGTTCGGGCAGAGCTCTATGACCGCACAGACGCCACGTGGTACCGGACCTTTGAGACGCAGATAGTCCTGAATCCGGCGCTGTACGGGCCGGACACTCCTGGGGAGCCACGGC